CCAAAGACCAGCATCAAACGGCATACATAAACAATTGCCGCCTTCGTGTCGCCACCCATCCGCTAACTCTACCCCTGCCTTGATATAGTCTGTCATTTCATCACCCTTCACTTATCAACAAATGCTGGTATTTTATACCGCCACTATCTCATCGAGCGACCGCCACTCATCATTGCTAAGGCATGAACTCACCCACCAACGATGATAGTGCCAGCCCCACAGACACACCCTCAAACGAAACAAGCGCCACATCATCACAGCATCTCCCTTATGGTCTCAATTGCTTTTTGGTACTCTGGCATCGAGCGCAGCTCATTGGCGTCAGTCGACAGCCAGAATATGTCATCGTCCAGAGGTACAAATGGCCGATCCTCGGGCGAGCCCTCGCCGTACTTCGACCAGTACAGCACCATCAGCACTGCCAGCCGGTCGGCCAGCAGCGTAACCCTATGTTTTATCTGCCGCTCGTAGGCTTTTCTGCTTAGCCGCATACGCGATGCCCCTTGAAATAATGTAATTTTTGATGCGCTTGTCTGGCGGTACGCCAGCCATATTGATCCAGTGCCCGGGAGCCCCGGCGCCGGCTTTTTTCTTGAAGGTGTGGAATACCCAACCGGGCTTTTTGTTGGTGCGCTGCGCATGGTGAATAAGCATCTGGAAAAAGACCTCATGCGACGGCCAGCCCTCAGGCAGCCGCTTCACCAGTGATTTGCCGATCAGCACAAGGTCGGCCTCGGTAGTAGCGACGTCACGCTTGGTGAACGGCATCTCCCAGCCGCACTTGGGGCATACCCTGGAACGCGAGAACAGGTGGTGACACTGCTCGCACTCGTTTACCTTGGCCTCCTCCTCCTCGCCTGAGGCCTCCAGCTTGCTCCAGTTCTCACAGGCCTTTTTGCCCTCATCGAGGCGCCACCGGAACAGATCATCGGCCTGCCCCAGATCCCGCACATTGCCGGCATGATCGAGCACCATGCACTCAGAGCCATCGCTTTTTGGACGCATACCCCTACCGATCATCTGTAGGTGCAGCACGATTGACTTGGTGGGCCGGCATACCTGAATACAATTCACACTGGGAGCATCAAAGCCATAGCTGGCGATCGACACGTTGACGAGCACCTGAATCTGCTCAGCCTTGAATTGCTCGACGATCTCGGAGCGCTGCTCGTCAGTCTTGCGAACGTGTAGCGAGGCCGCCTTAATGCCGACCTGCTGGAATTTGTGGGCCAACATCTCACAGTGGGGTATGTCGACCGCGAAAACGATTGTGTGGCGATCTGAGGCCAGCCGCAGCCAGTTGTCGACCGCATCGCCGACCAGCGTTACACAGGCGTCCGAGAGCTTCTTGGTCTCATAGTCGCCGCGCCGGATCTTGATGCCGTGCAGGTCAGGGGTTGCGCCGCCCCAGTATTCGACCGGCGCCAGATAGCCGTCCTTGATAAGCTGGCGAACCGTGGTGACATGCTTGATCTCGCTGAAAAACTGCCCCAGCCCCCGGCCGGTCATTCTGGCCGGCGTAGCCGTGTAGCCATCGACAATCGCGTTGCCCTTGTAATGCTCGAGAATTTGCAGAATTTTCGGCGCCATCGACAGGTGACACTCATCCACCAGCACCCGCCGCACCTTGGGAAAAAAGAAATCAGTGCGCCGCGCCCTGGATATCATCGTGTGCCATGAGCAAACGTGTACCGGCTTGGACGAGTCCCACCACTCGCCCTCGCGCTTGGCTCGCAATGTGGCGACATTGTTGTAGCCACAGACCTGATTCAGCATCGAGTGTGTCTGCTCGAAAATCTCATTTCGCGGCGTCAGGATGGCGGTATCGTCACCGCGGTCCATCTCGCGCTTGGCAATAAGAGCCTGAATAACCGTCTTGCCGGATCCGGTCGGAGCGCAGTGAATGGGCACCCGCTCAATGCCGTGATTCATGGCGTGATTGACGTCATCGGACTGGTAGGTGCGCTCCTCAATTGTCATAGGCCGTGCTCATGCCGAACCCACTGACTAAAGCCATCAGTGAACTCAATGGCTCTTGTTGCGTCAATCTCGGCCAGACGCGCCAGCGACCATGCCGCCATCTGCTGCAGGGCGTCCTCGCCGACATTCGTAAGCGACAACGCCGGATTTTCAACATACTTTTGTGACTGCCTGACGCACTCATCCTCGATCAGATGCGCCGCTTCATCGCACACTTCAAGTATTCTCTCGCCCGGGCTCTTGCCCGGAAATTGGATAATGCTCATTCGGTAGTCGCATGCCGACACGCGATAACCGCGTGTCCGGTCCATGCCGAGACATACTCCAGATCCGCAAGATCGTCCTTACTGAGGCCCAGCTTGGTAGCGTCTGTGCCCTCATACGGGAACGCCCTAATCATCTTGCAGGCCTGCCGCAGCTCATCACGCTCAATCTCGTTCTGTGTTGGTGGCGGCCGTGACTCGCGCTCATTCTCGGGCTTGTTTTCCTCGGGCTCCTGATCGTGCGGGTCATTCTCCGGCTTGTTTTCCCTGAGTAGTATCTCATCGCGGATGTTCGCTACCGTCTGATGCACCACGCCACAAATCGAGCCGATCTCGCGCTGTGTCAGCTGGGAGATCTCGGGATCCTTGAGCGCCAGCTCCACAGCGTTGCGCTTGTCAGCCCGGTTGCGCCTGAGGCCGTGCGTATCATTGGCACCAAGGGCATGTAACAGCGCCTTGTGCATGCCGCCGACGCGCACATCGACCTCGATCTCATCGAGGCCGGCATTCACATGAGCGCGAATCCTGTGATGGCCGTCGCTGACGATTTTTCTCTCTGAGCCGTTTTCGGCCCAAGCCACAATGGCCGGGAACACCGCGCCATGCTTCAGGTCATCGGTGTACTGATTGATAACAGCGCGATCCAGCTTTTTGCGCACCTGGGTCGCAGCGGTGCATTCCAGTTCATCAATTCTTATCTTCATTCGGCCGAATCCTTGGCTAAATTAGCCAAAGGCAGGTCTTGCTGGTTGTTCCACAGGTTCACGATCTCGGCCTCGTACCTGTTGGCCAGTTGCGTCACAAGGAAGTGATCCGCGGTCTGGTGGCTGGCCACAGATATCGCCTTGACCAGCTCGCTGCGATCGATTTTCTCGCGGTCGCTGATCGCTTTGAGCGCCGCGAGGGCCTCAGCCTTTATCGCTCCCAGTTCCCCGCTGGCTTTCGCGCGGAGCTGCTGGCGCATCGTCAGTGCTTTTGCTTTCTTAGTTCCCATGGTTAGTTGCCTCTTGTTGTAGGTGTTTTTTGTATCGCTCAGCAAGCGTATCCATGTCTTGCCGTAGCTTGTCTTGCGGAACCCAATATGCTGGCCGACCGGTGGGCTTACATGCTGGTGGCGGCCTGTCGTGAAACAGCTCGCGCTGCTTCCCGAGCGAGCCAAGAATAAACCCCTGTATGCGCCACGCCGGCCCAACCCCAGTAACCAGAATATAAATGCTGTTGTCTTTGTCTTTGTCGTGCAGCCGTAGAGGATAGTCGTGTCCTGGTGTTGTCCTGACCTCAAGCAGGCCAACATCGTTCGCGCCAAGGTCTCCGAATGACCCATCCCACGGAATGCCGAGCCACTTGGCCACACACTGTTCGCCAGACGCGCCGTTGATGTTCCAAAACCATCCGTCACCGGTCCATTGCTCTGGGGAGTCGTGTCTCGGTGTCCTACCCCTCAGTTGTCCATCAATTTGGCGCCGGCAGCCCTCTGTGGCAGCAAACAACCATTCATCAAACGACAGGGTAATTTCAATCATTTAGATACATCTCCGGGCCCTTGGCCTGCAAGGATGCAGGTTACTCGGCTCGCCCTTGTCTGCTGAAAATGCGCCTTTTTGCCACCGAGATCGACGGTCAGCCCGTGGGACCTACCTCGGATTTTTCTCGGTTCAGGAGTTTCGGTCGAACCTCTCAAAAGCACCGATCTGGTAGAGAGGGTTGAAGAAAGCACAAGATGTTGTGTATTATCCATCTCGGCCGTCCGGTTTTGGCATCCAACCCTACCGGATTTGAAGCCCCACCCGATACGCAAAGGTGGGGCTTCTTCATTTGAGAGTAACGAAATCACAGGTTCTCCGCAAGCCGCCTCATACTGGCATGCCTTTCTTTTTCGCCTGAGCGCATATGTGGTTTCTGAGGTACTGGGCCTTGGAAACTCCCTCTCGGTGCGCCAGCTTTGCTAGAGCCAGCGCCTCGAGAGCCGATAGCCGAACCTGGAACTTCTTGCTTTTTGTATTCATGGTTTGACTATACTGACAAATGTATGGACAATCCACCCATGCGCGGTTGAATAAAATCCCGGCCGCCCTTTTTCTAAAATCTAACGGAGGACAAACCGTGTCTGAAGACAGAACCCCATATGGCGACGAAGATATCGAAGCCCCCGCCCAGCATGTCGTTGAGTACAATATCACCGACGCACAGCTGGCTAAATTAGCCAAGAAACATGAGAACGTCGACGCCAGCGAGGACTATGCCGGCGCCAAGGAGGCCGCTAAAGAGTGTCAGGTATTGCGCAAAACGCTGGAGGATAAGCGCGTATTCCTGAAGGCCGACGCACTGGCCTACGGTCGTGCGGTCGACGGCGAGGCCAAACGCATCCGCGAGAAGATCGAGGCCGTCGAGAACCCCATCAAAGCGCAGCTCAAGGAGATCGACGATGCCGAGAAGCTGGCCGAGGCCGCGCGCGTTGCAGCCATCGAGTCCAAGCTGGAGCAGGTCCAAGCGTTCGCCAATGACCGCTACGACCTGACCCTCGAGCAGCTCAATGAGCGCCTCGAGACCCTCGGGGCCTTCGAGATCACCGAGGAAATTTTCGAGGAATTTTTCAAACAGGCCGGCTTACTGCGCCTCGAAGCCGAAACCAAGCTGAGCATTACCATCGGCAAAGAGAAGGAGCGCCTCGCCGAGGAGGAAGCACAGCGCATGGCCGCCGAGGAAAACGAGCGCCGGCAGAAGGAGCTGGACGAGCGGCAGGCGAAGATGGACGCCGAGGATGCCGAGCGCAGGGCGAAGCAAGAGGCTGAAGACGCTGAGCGCAAGGCCAAGCAGGACGAGGAGGACCGCATCGCGCGGGAGAAGCAGGCCGCCGAGGACGCCGTGCGCCAGAAGGAACTGGACGAGCAGCAGGCCGAGCTTGACCAGCAGGCTGAGGAGCAGCTCCAAGAGCAAGAGCGCATCGACGCCGAGAAAGCAGAGCGCTACCGCAAAGAAGCTGAGGAGGCCGAGGCCAAGCTGGCCGCCCAGCAGGCCCCTGACGTCGAGAAGCTGCGCGTATTCCGTGGCAAGATCGAGTGCGCGATCTGCGAAAGCCCAATGCTCGAAACCGAGGCCGGCAAAAGAATAATGCTGGACATCAACAAGGCGCTGCAAGCGCTTAAACTCTACATCACAGGCAAAATGGAGGAACTGAAATGACCGAAATGACAGCAACAGAGGTACAGGTTCGGCAGATAATCGCACCACTACAGAAGGACGTGGGCGACCTGCAGGAAGGAGCGCTCAAGCTGCGCCAGCAGCTCAACGGCATAGAAGGCATGCTCGAGAACGGCGAGACAACAGCGCCAGACCTCAGTGAGATCTACACAGCGCTGGCCAAGGCGCAGGTTGAGATCCAGAACGCCGCCGTCAACGTCGACAACGAGTTCACCAAGAAAAAGTACGCCGATCTGGCGTCGGTGCTCGATGCTGTACGCGGGCCGCTGGCAAAGAACGGTATCGCTATCATCCAAGTGACCTGCGACCCAGGTGAGCCCGGAATCATTGGCATCAAAACCATTCTGGCGCACTCATCAGGCCAGACGCTTGAGGACCTGCTGACCATGGCGCCGCCGAAGAATGACCCGCAGGGCATTGGTAGCTGCCGCACCTACCTGCGCCGCTACTCCCTGCTTGCCATGACCGGCATTGCTGGGGCCACG